AAGGGGCGGGGGCTTCGGCCCCCGTTTTTCTATGCCTATCATCTATCTAAAACACCCAGTCCACGGCGATAAAGTAGCGATTGCCGAGCAAGAAGCCGAATTTGATGAACAAAACGGCTGGACACGCTATACTCTGGGCGCAGACCCTGACGGGGCCGTAGACAGCGTGCCGGACAATCAACTCGCGCGCCGAGGTCGTCGTCGTAAGGAGACGGTCGATGGCAACTACAGCGGGTGACATCATCACGGGCGCGCTGCGCCTGATTGGTGTCGTAGCAGAGGGCGAATCGCCTTCGCCTGAGTCGGCAGCCGATGCGTTGTCGGCTATGAACCAGATGATCGAGTCGTGGAACACCGAGCGGTTGTCGGTCTTTGCCACAGAAGATCAAGTTTTTAGTTGGCCTGCGACCGTAATCAGCCGCACGTTAGGGCCAACGGGTGATTTTGTTGGCAATCGGCCTATTCTGGTCGATGATGCAACGTACTTCAAAGACCCGTCCACCGGCGTCTCGTACGGGCTGAAGCTCATCAACCAGCAGCAATACAACGGGATCGCGCTAAAAACGGTGCGAAGCACCTACCCGCAGGTCATGTGGGTCAACATGACCTATCCCGACATTGAGATGTATATTTATCCAGTACCGACGCGTGTGCTGGAGTTTCACATTGTGTCGGTCGAACAGTTGTCGCGGCCAGCCATCTTGGCCACAAATTTGACGTTCCCGCCAGGCTATCTACGAGCGTTCCGATACAACTTGGCCTGTGAGCTGGCGCCTGAGTTTGGCGTTGAGCCGTCCCGGCAAGTGCAGCGGATTGCCATGACGTCTAAGCGCAACCTGAAGCGCATCAACAATCCTGACGATTTGATGTCGATTCCCTACCCCATCGTGGGCAATCGTCAGCGCTACAATATTTTTGCCGGTAATTTCTAAGCATGAAGTCGCCCATCCTCGGCGCCGCTTATGTTGCCCGCAGCATCAACGCTGCCGACAACCGGCTCATCAACATGTACCCGGAGTCCACGCCCGACGGCGGCAAGACGGCGGCGTACTTTCAGCGAGTACCGGGGATTCAAGGCATTTTTAACTTAGGCGGCGCCGGCGCTGTTCGCGGCATGTGGGTCGTTAAGAACGTCTTGTACGCGGTGGTGGGCACGCGGTTTATCTCGCTGACAGGGATTGGCACCAGCACTGTCACCCCGACAACTATCAGTTCCAGCATTTCTGGCACCGGCCCTGTCAGCATGGTAGACAATGGCGTGCAGATTTTTATCGCCACTAACCCAAACGGCTACATCTACAACATCAACACAACCGCGTTTGCGCAGATTGGCGATCCTGACTTCCCCGGCGCTGTTACTGTGGGCTACATCAACGGCTACTTTGTGTTCAACGAGCCGAACAGCCAACGGGTGTGGGTGACTGAACTGTTTGACGGCACCAGCATCGACCCGCTGTCGTTTGCCAGCGCCGAGGCGTCGCCCGACAACGTGGTGTCGCTGATCGTTGACCACAAAGAAATTTGGATTTTTGGCAACAACTCGACCGAGGTCTGGTACGACGCCGGTCAGCCCGACTACCCGCTTGCGCCTATTCAAGGCGCGTTTATTGAAACGGGTTGCGCTGCACCCTACTCAGTCGCCAAGATGGATAACAGCGTCTTTTGGCTGGGCACCGACGCTCGCGGCTTTGGCATGGTGTACCGCGCTCGAGGCTATCAGCCGCAGCGCATCTCGACGCACGCAATCGAGTACGCTATCCAGAGCTACAGCACAATTTCAGACGCGATTGCGTACACGTACCAGCAAGACGGGCACATGTTCTATGTGCTGACGTTCCCCACTGCAAACGTTACGTGGGTGTACGACGCGTCTACGCAGATGTGGCACCAGCGCGGGTACATTTCAGAGACAACAGGCCAGCTAAATCGGCACACGCCTACTTGTATAGCGACACTTGGTACGCGGGTGTACGTAGGCCACGACACGCTGCCTCAAATTGGCTTCTATGATTTTTCATACCTTAACAATGAGTTTACCAACGCGCGCCGGCAGGTTTGGCTGCGGTCGTGGCGGGCACTGCCGCCCAACGCAAACAACTTGAAGCGCACGGCGCAGCACAGTCTGCAATTAGATTGCGAGGCTGGCACGTCAGTATTTGCTATTCCGGCTCAAGCAGCGCCGGGTGTGCAAGGCCCACCGTGGGAAGTGTTGACGTCAAACGGGGCGATATACAACGTAACTAATCCATCTGTACTAAGTAGCAACGGCACCGCGTATCTGTTCCAAAATGCTGAGTTTGCCATTCAACGCCGGCCGGTTAGTAACGGTGAGATGATTGCTAGTCTGCGTTGGTCAGACGATGGTGGCCATACGTGGTCTAATTTGCACGTCACGTCGATGGGCTTTGAAGGCCAAACTGGCCGCCGGGTAATTTGGCGTCGGCTGGGCATGACGCAAAAGCTGCGCGACCGCGTTTATGAAGTCAGTGGCTCAGGTTTTGGTAGCGTAGCCATCATGGGCGCCGAACTGATTGCGAGCGGCACCAATGCCTAACATCACGCGCATCCCCGCGCAGCGTGTGCCGGTCGTTGAAGGGCCGGACAACGTGATGCAGCGCGAGTGGTATCGTTTCTTCAACAACGCGTTTACGCTGTTGGGGCTTGGCCAGAACCAGTTCTCGCTGGAAGACATTCAGACCATCCCAGCGATTGACACGCCACAACTTATCACCACGCGGTACGGGTATTTTTACGACACCACAACGCAGACTGCAGCGGTCATTAACACCGCGTACGGCATGACGTTTAACACGGTCGGCTTCCAGCAAGGCGTGACTATCGGCACGCCGACGTCGCGCATTTACGTTGATCGACCAGGCGTTTACAACATTCAGTTCTCTGCGCAGTTAGATAAGACGTCTGGCGGGACTGCTTACATCTACATCTGGCTGCGCGTTAACGGCGTCGATGTGCCGTATTCGGCCTCTGAAGTGCGGATTCAAGGCAATGACGCTGAGATTGTTGCGGCGTGGAATTTTATTGAGCAGTTCAACGCTGGCGACTATTTTGAGCTAATGTGGTCAACCACTAACACGGATTGCGTGCTGCTGTCTCGAGCAGCTTCCCCACCGGTTCCGGGCATCCCCTCGGTCATTTTGACCGTCACGAATAACATCTGAGGTCGCACATGGCAACCATTTCACCGACCCCAAAGCTGCAGTTTCTTGATGCTAACGGCGATCCGCTGTCGTATGGTTTGCTATATACGTACATAGCGGGCACCACGACGACTAAGACAACCTACACGACCGCCGCGCAAACGACGGCCAACACCAATCCAATTTTGCTGGACTCGCGTGGCCAAGCGGATGTGTGGCTGCTTGCTGGCGAGGCGTACAAGTTCACGCTGCAAAATTCATCCGGCGTCTTGCAGTACACGGTGGACCAAATCACCGCTGCCGGAACGATGTCCACGCAAAACTCTAACTTCGTTACGATTACTGGCGGCAACATCAGCGGCGTTACGATTACCGGCCCTATCACCGGCGACGTGACGGGCAACGTAACCGGCAACGTGACCGGCAACGTGACCGGCAACGTCACCGGCGGCAGTGTCGTAGCGACGTCGTACAACGGTGGCCAGCTTGCGGGCTTGCGGAACAAAATCATTAACGGGTCAATGATTGTTAACCAGCGTGGGTCCGGCGCGCTAACAACCAGCACTGGCACTGCGACGTTTTTTAACTCGACCAAAATGCTAGACCGCTGGACGTATTGGGCGGCGACTCCAGCCGTGTTTTCAGTTACGCAATCAACTGATGTGCCCGCATCAACGCCCGACTTGTACTACAGCCAGCGTCTGACGGTTACGACCGCAGACGCCGTGATTGCCGCAAACAATGGCTTTTCTATGCTGCAAATTATTGAAGGTTCTACAGCACGCACGCTTGTAGGAAAAACTTTTACTGTTTCATTTTGGGTGCGGTCATCTGTAATTGGAACGTATTGCCTTTCGCTATACAACGGCAACTGGCCTAGCACTGATGAGAGCTATGTCGCCACGTACCCAGTTAATGTTGCAAACACATGGGAATACAAAACTATTACTGTGATTGGCGGCTTGCCAACTACAGGATCGTTTTGGAACTGGACAAGCGGCGACGGCGTAACTTTAGCTTGGTCTCTTGGCACAGGCACTAATTTTCAAACCGGATCACCTGGCGTCTGGACTACAGACTGGGGTCTGTCTACGATTGATCAGGTCAACGCAGTAGACACGATTGGCAACATTTTTGCATTGACTGGCGTTCAAGTTGAAGTCGGCAACGTCGCTACCCCGTTTGAACATCGCCCGTTCCACATGGAATTGGCGTTATGCCAACGGTACTACGAAAAATCTTTCCCTTACGCCACCGCCCCTGCGCAAAACGTGGGGTCATCATTAGGCGCAGTGCTCGCAACAGGTCAAGTAGCTAATCAAACATTTTCGAGCGCGGTAAACTTTGCAGTTACTAAGCGACGCGCGCCGACTATGACTTTGTACGCGCCAGACGCAGCAACTGCAAACTGGTCTACAAACACCACTACGCCAACTGCGGCTGCGGCAAACATCGGCGACAGCGCGTTTGCGATCACCGGCTCTACTGCAGTGACGGCAGGCAATAACTACTCAATTCATTGGCTTGCTAATGCGGAGCTATAGCCATGTACCAACTGACTAAACATCCAGAAGTAATCCACCGCTTGGCAGATGGCGCATGGATTCCGGCTGATTCCGGCAACCGCGACTACTGTATGTATTTAGCATGGTTAGCCGAAGGTAACCAGCCGTTGCCTGCCGAGGACTGACATGCCTATCAATGCCAGGACGCTGGTCGAAGCGAAGTCAGTTGAGCAGGTTCAGACGACGCAGTACGTGGTGACGGTCACAGCAGTCATCATCGACAAGATGACTGCTACCAATTACAGCGCTGCTGCGCGTACAATCAGCGTCAATCTGGTGCCGGCGGGGCAGGGCGCAGGCGACAGCAATCTGATCGTCAAGGCCAAAACCTTGCAGCCGGCAGAGACGTACACGTTCCCCGAGATCGCAGGGCATATCTTGAACACTGGCGATTCTATTTCGACGCTTGGCAGCCTCGCGGCGTCTATGAACTTCCGCGTGAGCGGCAGGGAGATATCGTAATGGGCTTTTTTAGCGATTTAGAAGATTTTGCCAAAGGCATTATTACGACTGTTGGCGGGATAGTTGACGACGTAGCGTCAGCAATTGCGCGACCGCTTGGCGTTCACCCTGACGTAGTTAAAGTTGCTGCTGCCGCGTTGGGGATGTATTACCAAGCGGGAGGTTTTGCTAATGCGGCAGGGGAAGCAATGTCCGAGGCGGCAGCCGCTGACTTGGTTGCGGCTCACGGTGCAGAGGCGCTTGCGGTTATGGGGGACGCTTCCGCAGCCGCCGAGCTTGCTGCTGCTACAGGCACCGCGCTGCCCTATGGCATAGACCCAGCGATGCTTGCGTCGCAGTTGGCCGCTGAAGGCAGCATAGCATCTGCGGCGCACATTGCGGCTACTGCAGGCGTTTCTACCGCGCCGATTGTTGACTCTCTGATTGCAAGCGGTCAGTACGACGCTGCGGTGCAATTGACGATGGCCACTAACCCAAGTGAACTTGGGTTTGTAAACCGAAACATTGGCTTGGCAAAAACGGCGGCTGAAGCCGCCACCGCGTTTCCAGTCGCTACATCGCCGCTGGCGGCGCCGTCAGCGTTGGCTGGCGATACATTAGGGGCTTCTCTTTCAGGGTTAACTTCTGAACAGATTGCAGCGGCTACGTCAGCAAACGCGCTTGCGCCTGGGGCTGCTGCAACTGGTGCGGGCGTGGCTAACGCACTTAGCCCCGAGGCGTTAGCTGCACTGGATGCCGGGCTAGGCGGCGTACCTGCGACGCTTAGTCCCGAAACATTAGCTGCGTTGGACGCTGGGCTAGGCGGCGTATCCGCTGGTGCTGGTGCTGGTGCTGGGGCTGGGGCCGCTGGTGCTGGGGCCGCTGGTGCGGGCGCTAACGCATTGGCTGACATGGTATCCCCCGGCGAGGGCATTGATGCTTCAATAGGAGAGGCGTATACCGACCTTGGAATAGGAACTGCTGGTTTGGGCGCCGGCGCATTCGACGCCCTTGCCAAGTTTGCCAAAGACTATGGCGTACCGTTGGCATCGCTTATCAGCGGCATCACTGGCTCGCAGGCCGCAAAAGACGCCGCCAATGTTCAAGCAGAGTCAGCGCGAGAGGCGCGCGCGCTTGCCAAGCAGATTTTTGATGAACAGAAAGCGCTGCAGGAGCCGTTCCGCACGGCAGGCATCACCGCACAGAACCAACTGCTGACGCTCTTGGGCCTGCCTGGCGGCACGCAAGGTGCTGAGTTTGGCCGGTACGCCCGACCGTTTGGTATGCAAGACTTCCAAGCCGATCCCGGTTACGCGTTCCGACTGTCAGAGGGCATGAAAGCGCTCGAGGCCAGCCGCGCC